GCAAGTTAAGTCTTCAAACATATCCAGTGACATCTGTATCTAGCGTGACGTATCAAGACAGCGACGGCGTGACACAGACCGTTGCAGCGGCTGACTATTATGTGGATAACTTTGCTAGACCATCCAAACTAGTTTTTAAGCAAAATACTCCAAGCCAAGATGTAACGGTTCAATTTACTGCTGGATATACTGATTTAAGCAGTCCGAATCCATATCCATGTCCTGCTGGCGTTAAGGCTGCTATTTTGATTATGCTCGGTAATTTATACGAGAATCGAGAATCAGTCTCATCTACGCAATCTTATGAGCGTCCGCAATCGTCTACTTATCTGCTAACGCCGTACCGCATTAATATGGGTCTGTAATGGATATTGGCAAATTCGATAAGCGTATCACGCTGCAAAGCCGTTCGACTACATTAGATGCGTATGGTCAAGAGTTAAACTCTTGGTCAGATGTAGCTACAATTTGGGCGAATATTAAACCAATTGGCGGTCGTGAAAAACTGCGCTCGATGGCAGTAGAATCTAATTTGTCGCATACAGTAGCGATTCGATACGATGTACGGTTTTTGCCGCCCAAAACAGTAGATGCTTGGCGAATCTCTTATGTTACGCCAGCCGCAACCCGTATTTTTAATATTGTTGCTGCCCGTGATGTAGATGAAGGAAGGCGATATATTATTTTTGATTGCACCGAAGGTAATGAGGTCGGTCAATGAGTACAGTTACCGTTAGCGGACTTAAAGAGCTTGATGATTTGCTCAAGCAATTACCAGTCAAAATTGAACGCAATGTTATGCGTGGCGCAATGAGGGCTGGTCAAAAAGTCATTGCTGATGCTGCTAAAAACAATTTACGGCAAAATGGATCTGTAGATACTGGTGAATTAGAAAGAAGCGTTAGAATTAGATTTCAACGTAAATCTGAAAAGTTTGGATGGATTCGTGCTTTTGTAATGGCTGGTAATAAACAAGCATATTATTCACACATGGTTGAGTTTGGTACGGCATCTTATTATTCAGGTAAGGGCAGAACGGTTGGAAAACCGTATGAAATTACACCAAAAGTGGCTGGAAGTTTGTTTTTGGGTGGCGTATTAAGAGAATCAGTTACGCACCCTGGTATTAAGCCAAAACCTTTTATGCGTCCTGCAATTGATAATAATTCTGATGCCGCAATTAAAGCTGTAGTTGAATATATGCAAAAACGTATTCCTAAAGAAATAACGAAGGCGGGTATATGAACGCTGAAATTATTATTGCAAGCCTTTTAAATAAAACAGCCATTACTAATTTGGTTGGAACTCGCCGTGCTTTAGGACAATTACCACAAAACACCGCTATGCCAGCACTTGTATATAATGTTATTGATGGCGTACCAGAGCCTAATTTGGCATATCAAAATGGTAAACAGCTTGGTTTTGCAAGGATTCAAATCAATCCTTTGGGCTTAACCATTCCAGACGTAAAAGCGATTCATGCAGCGGTAAGAGCATCCATTGATTTTACGCACCAACAGACTTTAGCTGGGAAACTGGTAATTAGCTGCCGTTTTGATACTTTGCGTGAAATGTCTAAAGATATTGATTCTGGTATCTGGACGCAGCCAGCGGATTACATTTTGCGATATTATGAGTAAAATATGATTGTGAGTAACTCTGCGATTCCCGCAGGGATTTTGATATAGGAGTTTATTATGACTGTTTATACCTCGGCGGGAAGCACCCTATCCGTGTCCGCATCTGCACCTTCTACTTATGATGGTTCTGGTTATGCTGCTGTTTTTGCTGCATCGCCTGGTCCTGCTGTTGTTGGTGAAATTACTGACCTCGGCGAATTTGGTCGTGAATATGCGCTTGTTACACATATGCCTGTTGGCAGCCGTGGAACGCAAAAATTCAAGGGCAGTTTTAATGAGGGAACAATGACCCTATCACTCGGTTTGGATACCGATGATGCCGGTCAAATCCTGATGAAAGCCGCATCTCTGTCTGACAATAACTATAGCTTTATGGTTACTACTCAGAACGGTGACAAATATTATTTCCAAGCAAAATGCATGAGCTGGAAAGTGTCTGTTGCTGGTGTTGATTCCATCACGACTGCAACCGCTACTCTTGAACTGACCAGCAATTCCGCTGGTGTTGGTATCGTTGAAACTCTAGCAGCCTAATGCGCCGTAAGGCAAAACCCGTACCGACTGCTGACATTCTTCTTCCATCGCTGGAGGAAGGTGTCAGCAGCACGGGCAATTTTTTTTCATCCAGCGAAAAGGAAGTCAAAATGTTTGATATTGCAAAATTGGCAGTTGCTTCTACATCTATTATTGATTTGGAAGACCCCAATGGCGAACCTCTTGTTAATGACAACGGTGAAAAAATTACTGTTACTGTATACGGACCAGGCTCTAAGCAGTATCAAAAAGCGTCTGGTGTCCGTAATCGTGCGATTCTTGAATATGTCCGCAAGGGCGGTAAAAAGATGAAAGATGACGAGCAGCGTGAACTTGACGCTGATTTTCTTGCATCTTGCACAGTATCCTTTAATGGCTTTGTTTACAAAGAATTTACTGGATACGAAATGTTTAAACAGGCGTATCTTGACCCGTCTATTGGTTTTATTGCTGAACAAGTTAATAAAGCCATTGGTGATTGGGCAAATTTTACGCAGGGGTCACCGAAGAACTGACCCTATATGCTAGTCAATTGGGCTGGTTTCATTCCACTCCCAAGCCAGATAAATCCACGAAAGATAAACAATTAAGCCGTGGGGAAAAGATAAAGCAGACTGGTGGCGAACCATTAATGCCGCCAGTCGATGCTTTTTATATCGTTAATTATTGGCAAGACGTTGGACTATGTGGCTCAAATGGGATGGGCGCTACGTCATTAACTTCAGTAGAAATTGATGCTTGGTCACGGTTATCTGGGGTAAAATTAGAGCCGTGGGAATTTTCTGCGTTGCGGCAAATGTCACAGCAATATGTCAAATATCTACATGAAGGCGAATCACCTGAATCAGCACCTCCTTATGGAGCGGCAGCACAAGATTTTGATCGCAATTTAGTAGGTAAAAAGCTGGTTAACGCATTCAAGGCATTCATCAAGGCGGGTCAAAAATGAAAGTAGCCCAACTCACTATTGAAATGGCAGCAAACGTAGCTAGGCTATCCAAAGACATGGATGCGGCTAAACGTAGTGTTGACTCGGCTATGTCCAGCATTCAAAAGTCCGCTGATATGGCAATGAAAGCTTTGGGTGCGCTTGGTGCTGGATTGTCTATTGCTGGATTAACAGCATATTTAAAAACAGTTATTGATTTAAATGACACTTTAAATGATTTAAATAAATCAACTGGATTATCAGTTCAAACTCTTTCTGGATTGAATCTTGCTGCGAAACAATCTGGTTCTGACCTGGCTGGCACTGCTGCTGCAATCAATAAGTTACAACAAAATATCGGTAAGAATGCTGAACAATACAGAATGGTTGGCGTTACAGCTACCAATGGTCTTGAGGCATTCAAACAGTTATCTGATATTTTCGTTCAGATTGAAGACCCGCAACTCAGGGCTGCTTTTGCGGCTGAAGCATTGGGTAAATCTTGGCAGTCTGCTGCACCATTGTTGTCTGCTGGAAGCCAGTCTATTCAAGACATGATTGACCGTGGCACAGAGTTATCAAGGACAACACCACAAATCGCTGCTGCCTCTGATGACTTTAACGATAAGCTGGCAGAAATGTCAGTGGCATTTACTGGTGCTGGCAATCAATTGTTGGAGATATTGCTTCCAAGATTGACTGATTTGCTTGAGATATTTATTGATTTGATTCGTGAAAGTCCTCTTGTTGAGGGTGGAATCAAAGCAATTGGCGTGGTCTTTGAAACGGTTGCAGTAGTTGGTGCAAACGTAGGCTTTGTTATTAAGACGCTATGGAACGAGTTGATGATGCTCGGTGACATAGCGGTTGCCATTGCGAAGCTAGACTTCAAAAATGTTGGAACTATTTGGGATGAATCCAGAGCAGCGGCAGCAGGCGCAAGAGCAGAACTTGATGCTTGGACTGCATCATTTATGAAAGGCACAACAGCCACTCAAAGATATGCTCAAACTGGAGATGGTTTTAATAATGTATTGAAAATGCTTGACGGAAGTTTCAAGAAAGGCATTCAAAGTTTTATTGACTACTCAGACAAAGGCGGCAAAGCCGTAGACGTTTACGCCAAGATGATTGAAAAAGCTGATGAGCTTGTCGCATCACTTCAATTTGAAACAAAGACGCTTGAGATGGACAATCAAGAGCGTGAGACTGCAATCCAGTTGCGTAAGCTAGAAACCATCGGTATCAAAGAAGGCACGGCTGAGTATGAGAAATATGCTCAAGCCATCATGGATACGGTTGCTGTCAATGAAAGTATTAAGCAGCGTATCAAGCTAGAAGAAGAAGCCAGAAAGCAGCGTGAGAAAGACGAGGAAGATGCAAAGAAAAAACGTCTAAAGCAAGAAGAAGATTTTGCTAGAGAAGTAGAAGCAATTAACAATCAGATTGGTCAAAGTCTAACTGATGCGTTGATGAACGGCGGAATGAAGGCAAAAGACTTTTTGATTAATATGTTCAAGACCTTGGTGCTTCGTCCTATCCTTCAACCGATTATCACAGGCGTGACAGGTGCGCTTGGTTTTGGGACTGCTGGTGCTGCTTTGGCTGGAACAGAAGGTGCTGCTGGCGGCATGGGTTCGTTATCAATGGCAAGCAGCTTAAAGTCAGCTTATGACTTTATTTCAACAGGGTTCGCTTCTGTTGGAGAATCGGCTGCGGCATTTACATCTAGCCTGCTTGGATACGCTGAAGCTACTGAAGCGGCGGCTGCTGCAATGACAGTTGGTTCTAGCGATGCGGTTGCGGCAGCTTTGGCTCAAATGGAATCTATTGCGTCAACGGCTGCAACGGTTGGTGCTGCTGCAACTGTTCTTGCTGGAGCAGCGGCAGGCTTTGCCGCTGGCGAATTTATCTCAGGTGGCAAAAGTGTGATTGGTGGTAGCTCGATGTACGCCACGGGAGGTGGTGTTGCGCTAGGCGCAGCTATTGGCTCGATTGTGCCTGGTATCGGAACAGCTATAGGAGCAGCAGTCGGAGGAATTCTGGGTGGCGTAGTAAACGCTGCCTTTGGCTCAGGTGCAAAAGAGTACACAGACGCTGGCATCAGCGGTACGCTCAAGGCGATGGGTTCTGACCTTCAGGAATACCAGAGATGGAAGAAGGCTGGTGGTTGGTTCACCAGCACCAAGCGTGGCACAGAGTTTAACGAGATTAACGCAGAGTTAAAGCAAGGCATTGATGGTGCTTTGATGGGTATCAGTACATCGGTTGCTGTTATGGCTGCAAGCCTTGGGCAGCCGCTGGATGCTATCAATACCTTCTCGCAGGAAATCAAACTTAGCTTCAAGGATATGTCGAATGAGCAGATTGCTCAAGAGATTGAAAAATCTTTAAAGTTTTTTGAGACATCCTTAGTTGATGCGCTGATTCCTGGCATCACTCAATTTGCACGAGTGGGTGAAAAGACAGCGGCTGAAGTACTGGCTAGGATGTCAAGCGAACTGGCAACGGTCAATGGTTTGTTTGATGTGCTTGGCTATACGCTCTATGAAGCATCGCTTCAG